GCTGGTGAGCTGATATCTGGCCAACCATTCTTTTCACAAACATAATCGTGCATTAAAGTTTCTAACCAATCTAAACTATCTACAATGACAGTTTTAAATTCGCTATCTTCTTCTATTAAAGACTTTAAGTTTCCCTCTAATTCTGTATATGTTTTAGCTACAGGAAAGTGAGGACACTCAATCTTACCAATGCCATCTTCTGCTTGCACTATGATTGGTTTGTTCATAGTTGCGCCAAAAGATGTTTTACCAATACCACCAGGACCATAGAGAACTATAATTGGTGGTTTTAGTTTTGCCTTTTGCCTAATATTAGCTAACGACATTACTGCACCTTAATCTTAGGTTCATCTTCTACTGGCTCTACTATGTTTTTCATACGAGCCTCATAAGAACTAAGCAATATATTCAAATCATCAATGTCGTTATTAGCTTTAATAATAAACTCATCTCTAATTCGTTTTTTTTCCTGCCATCTGAACATTAATTGTTTTGCTTCGTCTGGCATGTCATTGACTTTATGCTCAACGCCATCATCCGCAAACTTTATTGTTGGTTCATCAACATTTTCAGTTTTATTTTCTTCTACCATTTTAGTCTCCCTTTTGGTTTTGTTTATATGTATCACAAGCATCTTTAGCATTACACCAACGGCATCCGTCTTTGCTATAGTTGTATGTGGGTATCTCCTCAAAGCAAGCTTCAGCAGCTGGCTTTAAAGTTTCATAGGCCCATTCAACTAAGTTAATAGCTGATATGGAATATGATCTAATTGGACCATCCTTGTGCCAACCTCTTGGTTGTACTATGGTCATCTGAACTGTGCAGTCATCTCCGTATCTTGATAATGCACCTAGTGCATAGATACGCATTTGTGGGTTGTCTGCTTCTACTGCCCACTTACCAGATTTGAGATCTATTATCTCTATCATGTCTTTACCAATGAGTATTGCATCTGCTGTACCCCATAAGTCTGCATGTATTTCTGGCATATTAACTTTTTCTTCTATTAATGGTCTTGCAACATCAAGCTCCATCATTCTCTTGTCTATATAATCTACATAAGTGTTAGCACAATCAATCATCTCTTGGTCTACTGTAATGTCAAAGTCCTCTACATGATGTGTTGTGTCTAAATAGTATTCTTCTAAAGTAAGATTATTTAATCTACCTTTAAGTAGTGTCTCTACCATTTCGTGAATCAATGTACCTGTCGCTGCTGGTATGCCTACTTTATATTCAACCTGCATGCTCGCTAAGAGTTGTGGCATGCCAGGACAAGCCATCCATATCTTTGCTGCTGAAGGTGAAAGTTTAGCGTGCGCCATGGACAGAAATATAAGAGTCGTTTTCCATTCTTTTCACATCATCAAGATCGTATTTAATCTTACCGCCAATCTTAAAATAGCTAGGACCTTGTCCTCTATAGCGTCTATTGTCGATTGTTTTCTTGCTGACTCCCCATCTCTCTGCTAGTTCGTCAACCTCTATGGTATTTGATATGTCAAAATTCTTTTCTAATATTTCCATAAATTTCCCTTTTATTAATATTTTTGTTTATAATAAACCATTATTACTAATTATCAAGTAATATTTTAATAAAATTTGGGAGAAATTAATGATGAATAAAACAGTATACGCACATACTAACTTAGGAACTGAAGAGGAATGGGATCAAGCAATAGATAGGCTTGCAACCAATAACCAAGTAGCTGGAACGCATTACAAGCAATCCAAGATACAACCTATAGATTATATATATGCTAACAACCTGTCTTATAACTTAGGTAGTTGTTTAAAATATATAACCAGAAGTAAAGGAGAGAAACAGGATAGGGTGACTGACTTGTTAAAGGCCAAACACTTTATTGATCTTGAACTACAGATGGTTTATGGAACAGATGCCAAGGGTAATAAAATAGGAGATTATTCAATAGAAGTTTCTCTTTAACTATGAGGTAGCTATGAATTTATATGAGTTTGATGATCGTATTCTAAGTGAAAGAAACGGAAGAAAGCCTATATATGTGAACAAACATCTTGCTAAAAAGTTTAAGGATTTTTGTGAGAACCAACAGAAATCACCACATCAGGTGGCTGAGTATCTAATATCTTTGGGTATGAACTCTGTGAAGTATTACGAAAAACCTAAAGTGTCTGTTGACATCGAAGCTCTTTAAATAGGTTTTTGGTATTCTCTAGCGTGTCCCACGCTTGAACATCCTCGTCTTTAAAACTTATCTGCTTTAGACCTTCTGGAAACATAAACTGAACTGTTTGATGTTTTAAAGCAACCAAGGCATAAACATCTATAGCATCTTCTGTATAGAATCTTTCTTTGGTATAAGCACCGCGCCTAAAGTCATATATCCATGACACTCTACAGTTTTGTATTTTTGATTGTGTTTTGACCTGGCACTTATATAGCGTGTGGTCAACATCAAAAATGATGTCTGCTTCTGCGCTATGTGGAACGATAACCACAGTATCAGCATATAAAGAAAGTAGCGAGGCTACTAAGTATTCTCCAGATCGGCCAACTCTTTCTGATTGGCGTGGCATGAGGTTATTGTGGTTGTCTGCCTATGTTAAATGCTCTTTGCAATGCAGCCAAACTTAGGTTTTCATCTCCACCAATTTGTTGTTCAATTACACCAGCTTGTCTTGTAACTGCACTCGGTGGTAAAAGTCCTTGCAATTGTCCAGCTTTAAAAGCAGCTTCTCCAACAATTCTTGGTGATGATGCTGCTGCTAACATAGCAAATTCTGGACTTAAATATCCTAAACCATATCCAGCTGCTCCTAACCCATAAGGTGATATTGCAGCTTGAATACCTCTTGGCGTTATTTGACTTAAACTAGCGCCAGCAAGTGATGGGGTTAAACTTACACCACCAGCCTCTTCAAGTTTTTTTAAATTTTCTAATCTTACGCCGAAATTAGTGTTTGCATTATTTCTCATAACAGATAACAATTTTCTTAATGCTGCATCTGCTGAAGATTTGTTTCCTAGGCTTAATGAGGTTCTGATTTCTTTTTCTAAGTTTATAGCTTCTTCATATGCTTTCATTGTTTTTGCATATTCGGGAGAAGCCTCTTTTATTTTGTTATTTATAATATTTCTAGCTGTGGTAACAACACTTGCGCCTTTTCCAGATGTTTTACCAAATGTATCAACCTCAGGCATAAGATTATCTATTTTCTTTTTAAGAGCATCTAATCCTTCTACAGTATGAAATTTAGGATCAACAGACCAATCTAAAACTGCATTTTCAACTTCTTGTAATTTTTTTAAACCAGAAGCATCTAAAGTTGTCTGTCCTTTAAACTCAAAAGATTTTCTAATTTTATCAACTTCTTTTAAAATTGGAGTAAAGTTTATTTCTTTTTTAGAGGCTTTTACACCCTCCATGCTTCTAAGATATTCAGCTTTTCTTTTACCAGCCATTTCTGAAACGCCTTTTTTTGCTTCTGAAACAATATCTTCTAAAGCACCTTTTTTTCGCATTGCTGTGGTAAATTCTTTTGCCTCTTTTCCGCCTGCCGCACCAACTCTGTAAGCTTCTTGTATAGCATCTTTACCAACACCTGTTGATAAACCTAATACTGATTCGGTAACACCTCCAACAGCTTTTGTAGGTAGTGCTAATGGATCTATAACTTGTCCAGCTTTTTTAGCTGCTTCAGCAACTTCTTTTAATCCACCGACTTTGCCTGCTATTGAAGCTCCACCTGTTAATAAAACAGAAGCGTCACCTAAAAAACCAACAGGATCAGTTGCTATAGTTTTTTTAAGATTTTCCATGCCGCCATATCTATTAGCAAAATATTGACCAACAGCTTTTGCTTGTTTTTCACTAGCTTGCTCACCTGGTATTGCTAATTGAATAATACCAAGACCAAGTTCTCCGATAGATTTTGCTGTGCCGATTGGGTCTGTAACTGCTGTAAAAATATCTTTACCATATTGAAGTGCGCTACTAGGTATATTGGTTACAGCTTGTCCAGCAACCTGTCTTGCAGTTAAAGTTTCTGGAGCGGTTGTTACAACCTCTTCCATTGCTTTTAATTCAGATAATTTTATTGCCATATTAATCTATTTCTACTTCTTCAACTGTACCATCAGGTAATACCGCATAATATTTACCATTTGATTGGTATAGTGTTGTATTTTTTACAATAACTTTTTTGCTACCAGCTGGTATACCTTGTGGTAATAATGTAAATTTGCTTGTTATTTCTTCTTCAGTTATAGGAGTTCTTTTTTCGTAACCTTTAAATCTGCCACTTTCAACACCCATGTTGTAACCCTTAAGATCCTCGTTATAGCTTTCTACTTTTAGTCTAAACATTTCTTCCAATAAAGGTCCAACAACAGCTGGGTTTTGTAAAGAATCGACATCTCCGCCCAATCTTGCTATAACCCTCCAAGCATCTTTTTCAGTCATAACACCGCCACCAACAGTATCAATTCTGTTTGCTCCTATAAGTCCTTGCAATTTACCTTCAGCAATCGCTCTTGCTAATTCTTCTGTTGTTAGATTTTGACTACCAGCCAAGGTCTTAAACCATGTAGCCATTTGGTCTCCTAATCTTTCAATACCAACATTAGAATCTGTAATATTTTTCCAATAGCTTAATATTTGTTTTAAAGACTTTTCTTCTGTTACCAGCTCTTTGTTTAGGCCAGTAAATGTTTTAAAGTCTGGTATGTATCTTTGTTCTTCACCAGAGGTTGTCATTCTTGCTTTTGGATATTTTGCAAAAAATTCTTCAGCACTTAATTGACCTGTTGGCCCATCAAAAATTCTTCTATCTCCAACTATTATTTCTTTATAGTTTCCAGTTTCAGTCAGATATGTATTACCTTGTCTTGTATAAACTGTTGTATCTTTAATTTCTTTTAAACCTGGAACACCGCTAATTGAATTTGCAATTTCAGGTATTGCAACATTAAAAGGCATTTGTTGACCTGGCTGTACTACAACATTACCAATGTTTATAGGCTTGTCTGATGTGTTTTTAAATTCTACTAATTCAGGTTTATATGTTTGCCTTTTTTCACCAGCAAACATACGAGGGTCTATCCCAGCTTGATATAATTTAAGCATATCAGCGTATTGTGGATTTTGTGCTACGAATTCTCTTAAAGCTTTATCTTGTTTTGCCATTTGCATCTGCTGTTCAGCCAACTGCATCCTTCTAGGATCACCAGATAATATGGCGGTTGCTCTACCTAAACTTCTTTGTAAAGCCTGCATACCTTCCTGTCTGCGTCTTTCGGCCTCCTCTGGTGATACTTGTTGCATAGGATCATAGCCGCCCATTTCTGTTAGTCCTCTTTGATAACCTTGACCTATTCCTTTAAAAAAATCTCCTATTGCCATTTTAAATATTTATACCCCCCATACCTAAAAGTTTACCAGCCGTTAAATCAGGTGTTTGTGCTGGTGTTTGTGATGCAGAAAACAAGTTACTAAACATTGGTTTTGTTGTTTGGTAAAGATCTTGTGCAGCATAAAACTTTTCTAATCCACTAGGACTATATCCAGTTGTTGTTGTTTGTGTTGGCTGCATACCACTTACACCAGTTGCTAGTAAACCAAGTTGTTGTCCTGGATAAGCTAATGCTCTTTGGAACTCGCCTCTTTGCGCTCCGATAGCTTGTTGTTGTAATGCTTGTTGTTGTGCGCCTATACCGCCTAGTAAACCAAGTCCTTGCAATTGTTGTCCTGCTAACCCACCAAGTAATCCTGATCTCTGCGCACGCGCCTGCATTTCTAATTGTGGCTGTGTTAATGCAGCTCTACCAGCAATATCTAAACCAGCTAACTGTCTTTGTTGTTGTAGCTGTGCTTGTTGCATACGTCTTTGCTGTCCTAGCTCTGCACCAAAGATACCTGCTTGTTGACCAAGTTGTGCTTGTTGTAATGCTCTTTGAGCTGCAATGTCTTGACCTGCAAGACCTGCTTGCTGACCAAACTGCGCTTGTTGTATAGCTCTTTGCTGTTGTTGCTCTGTACCCATTAAACCAGCTTGCTGTTGTAATTGTGCTTGCTGTAATGCTCTTTGTTGTTCTTGACCAGCACCAAATATACCTAATTGTTGTTGTCTTGCTAAGTCAGCTTGCGCTGCCGCTTGCGCTTGTTCAAATCCTGCTTGTCTTAAACCAGCAGCGGTTCTAGCCATTTGCTCTACATAAGGTCTTTGTGACTCAGATTCTAATAATGCAGATCTTGAACCACCGAAAGCACCTGCTCTGATTGCTCTTTCCTGCGCACCGCCACGCGCTATATCAGCTTGTCGCTGTATATCCTGCATAGCTGTGTCTATAACTTGTTGTTGAAATGGTGATTGATATGCACCTATGTCTTGGCTTAATAATCCTTGAAATT